CGAAGTGTAACACTTAAGTTAACCTGTGTTTCTGCGGGTAAAAAATCAGGCATTTCTGAAAAATCTAAAAAGAAAGAGATGCCGTCGTTGGAAGCACTCCCACCGCCAGTTGTGCTAAAAACAGAAGGTATGTAACCCACATCAAAACCAATGAAGTCCTCTGGCTTTTCTTTATAAATTACCTCAGCTGTTGCCGTAGTACCTGATTTGTTAAATCCATCTAAGTAGTTCCCGTACATAAGTCTGTTAGATGAGACAGACTGTGATTTAGCGGTCCTAGGCACTGAATCGAACTGCTTATTCACCTCATCCGTACTAACGCCTTTCAGTATCTTGTCGTTATAGAAGCTGTACTGTATTGTGTCAGTAGAAAACTCGTCGATAATAAAAAAAGAACCGCTATTCCCTTGCCTTCCCAAAAGCCTTACACGAGATATCTCTGGCCCCTGCTCAGGAAGGGTTAAGACACACCTGTTGTACGCACTGTGATCAACATATGTTTTGGCCCCTTGGTCTATCACGCTTGGGGGAAAGGCAATATCAGAGTAAGAAGATATAGCGCTTTCCATACCATCTACGTATATGTTTTGGTAGGCAAACTGAAACCCATCGGTTCTTTCGAAATTACTTACAGACCTCGTTTCGTCATTATCAAACTGAAACGTTATAGGCTTTAGCTGAGTCTTAGGACAGGCCGTGATAAAGTCAGCTTCCGAAAACTCATCGCTACCGTGTATAGCGCTACCAGCCTGGAAAGCCCTATATGCGTTTATCTTTCTAGGCTCGTTTACCCCGTCGGTAAAGTAAATAATAGCATCTTTCTCAAAGTCCTCACCGAGGTCCTTGAACGTTCTAACAGCAGAGCTATAAACAATATCTGCTTTTACAAACCCGTTTTGAGGAAAGTTGAACTGAGAGCTTGTGTATATTTTTCTTAAGGTTGGTCCATCAGAATCAGGCAACAAACCCTCGCTGTCATAAGCAAAAACACCTTGATAGTCGGCGTTTGGGTGATAAACAAATATGTATGTTATACGAGTCTTCTTGTCTTCAACACCACCTATAACCCTCGTGCCATCAGGAAGCGCTCCCTCTACCTTTTCATTACCCTTGATGTTCTTAAGTATTCCGTTACCTGCGTCCGACTTAGTTAGCTTACCCTCTACAATGGTTAGGCTGTCGTTGTCTGGGCCTGAGTACAGGTTCAAAGCATCAAGCATAGAAACCTTACTGATGGTTTTGTTGTCAGCGTCGGAGTCTAGTTGTCTTGGGGTTAATTTATCTATCGGCATCAGTACTTAGGTGCTTGCATAAAGTTCTTACGAATCGTCTTCAACGCCTCTTCCTTAGTGAAGTTGCTTAATCGGGCGTTAGCCTTTCTTCTTTCGTTATAGTACTCTGCTCTAGCCCTAGACTTCTCATTTGCTGGGACGGATGATTTACGCTCTATAATCTTGTAGTACATATACGACCTCAACGCCTCCTCTGCGTACACATGAACCTCTGGGTCGCCAGCACGAGCTTCGTCAGCAACGTACTCTATAACGACTTCAGAGTAACCACTATTCGTCTCTACCTCAATTCTGTCTTGATCTAAGTTGAGTCTATACTCACCAGCTAAATGACCACCCCCAGCCCCGTACAGCCTTCCTGCACCGCCTTGATAGATGTAGTTCTCGAATACATACTGACCGAAATCATTATCTGATCCAGTTGAAGTTCCAGTAGCTGTTTTGTCGTCCTCTCTATCAAGTATTGAATTAGAATCTATATTCAAAGGGCTGGCATCAAATTCTGTTGATTCAATCTTAAGCTTTCTAGAGTAGTTTACGTTTTTGTTGTTTCCAAAAACCCTTACAATGCCGTCGTCGTCAACAACCCCAACCTTCAGTAGGTCTACAAAATCATCGGGAAGAGAAACCGTGTCGTTAGACCCTATCGACAGCTTTAACGACTTAATTTTTTTCCCGAAATCAAAACCAATCTCTCTAATACCCCTTAGCGCGAAGTTTCTTATAGCGCTGTCTGAAGCGTTACTTGCGTAGTCGTCTCCATCAAGCGTGATAATAAAGTCCCTGATTATTTGACTTAGCTTTACTTTATTGTGTGCCATTATTCAGATGCTTCTTCTTGTGCTGCGAACTGAGTTACATTAGGGTCTCGCAACCTAACACCTATTAACTTGGCAATCTCCATAACAACCTCATTGATATAATGAGGAGGAAGCATAAAATCTCTACAGGAGCTAGACGGAAGTTCTAAATCATCTCCATTGTAGGTTACAACATCGTAATCATAATAAGGAGATCCCTCACTTATGTTTCCGTCCTTGTCAAAAGAAGTTGGCTTGGCGTAGTAAGTTAAACTCACCAACGTAAGGTTAGAGGGAAAGATTTCTATATCCTTAGCAGACACTAAAGCTATAGGAAACGAAGGCGTTGGGTAAGAAAGATTGCTTCCGACTATACTGTCTATTTTTTCTGGATCGTATACAATCTCAGCTTTTACTATCTCGCCATCTTCCAGAGCAACAAGCTGAGGATCTGCCGAATCAACATAAATGGATATAATCTTAGATAGGTCTTTAGGCTTTTCTAAGAGTCCATTTACATAACTTAAATCAAGAGAAGATGTTTTTCTTCTGTGATAAAAAGAAAGGTCTTCTAGCTTTTGTTTTCTTACAGACTTGTCTCTGCCTGGATCGAAGTTCTGCCTGCTTATACGCTTAGCGTCCACAAGCTCTGAGAACATCTCATTGTAGATATTCATCTGCGCTATAGGGGCAAAGGAATTGAACACGCCAGGTGTAATAAAGCCCTTCTGCTCCTTATTGGCGATATCCTTTACGGCGTTATATACTTGTAATACGCTTACCATAAAACAAATATACGAAAAACAAATAGGCTGTTATTTGCCTCGATATAAGGCGAATAGCTGATTGGCTAAGTTGGCAGCCTCGTTAGCCCCTATGTCTCTGTTTATTACTCCAAATCTATTTAGAATAACCTTTCCAGATATGCTTTCGCCTCCAGTCTCACCTATAGCATTCAACACAAGGTCTCCGTCAGTCCTTCCTGGTATTCCAGAATCCGTTACGCTACCGCCTAATACTGGGCTCCCGCTAGGGTTAACGGCTGGTATTCTAGCTACTATATCTCCATCTCTGTTGTGAAGGTACATATTGAAGTCTTTGTCCCTCCTAATTATAAAAACGTTATTGGGCTGGTACGAGGGTGATGTAGGGTCTGGGTCTGGAATCTCAAAAGACTTTGTTCCATCAGCAGTTGATGTTGTATCAACAAAAGCTGGGTATCCATTCAGGCCAGAGTGTCTAACGCAGAAAACATTTCTAGATAAGTGAAAGTCCTTATTCGTTGATGTAACCCGTCCGCTGCTCGATGGTCGTGCGCCAAAACCAAAAGCCTCTCCAGCCGCATCTCCATAAAGAGCGCCTATACCATATTCGCTAGCGGTAGCTATACTATTGGTATTGAAGACAGCATAAATGGTGTAATCATTGGATATTGTAAAGTCGTTTGCTAGATTGTATGAGTTGGTACTCCCTATGTTTACACCCTTTTTAGCCATAGTAGATTCTCCGCTAGCATCAGACGGGTCGTTTACTCTTGTGCTTCCAAGATCTTGAGTTAAATTATGGGCTGATCCAGCTGTTCCGCTATTAGGGAATGGATTAAGCGTCGCGTTGTGTGCAAGCCCAGACATACTTGTGTGGTTGTAGTCCAACTCTGGTAAGTTCTCTCCGAAGAATATCTCACCTATAGTGCCTTGAAACTTCTTGGCTTCATCGCCAACAGCAAGTTCCTTTGTGGTTGTTTTGATTGGAGAAGCAGGGATAATAGATCTCACGTCATCTACTGTATCAACTACAGCCTTGTCAAATGTAGACTTACCCTCTACCACATCAAACTTCATGATGTTCTTGGCTGTGTCTCTAGACATAAAGTTAATCACATCTTCTATCAGCCCAGCCTCATCCCCCTCTTTACAGGCTACGGTAATGTTTGCTTTAGGTATTGACTCACCCTCTTGAAGGACAGACTCATCAAAGCCGTTGCAATCCTTGAACGTAAAGACTACTTTCTTTTTGCCAGCTGTGATAAAAGTAAGGTTCTCTGAAGGGATGGCGATAGTGCTCAATCCCACACCTGTGTCTGAGAACGAAGTGCTAGTCTCTGACTCTGGCTCCCTACGGAAAAAGAAGAATTTTCTGTCCATGAAACAAATATACAAAACAAAAAAGCCACCCGAAGGTGGCCTTTCTTTTATGCTAGGCGTTCAAGCCTCTCCTCAAGGGAGGATAGAACGGAAGATCCTTTCTCTGTTAGGCAGAACCTAACCATTACATCTAGTGGGTCTTGGCCTACAGGCACAGATACAATCAGCCCATTAGAGTCAAACCAGTAAACACCATCAGACTTTACGTTGATGATTTGATAGTCTTTAGCTTGAGTTACAACAGATCGGGCCTGCACTTGTGGTGAATCAAAGGACTCAATAAACTCCTGGGGCTTGTTCTTAGCGATTCTAAGGAGATTAAAACGAATCTCTGATACTGGAGAGTTAATGTTTACTTTAAAGTACATAGCGATAGGCAGTAACTCATGTATGTCCGTGTCTCTAACTAAAGCTACAGCGTCGGTAAGCAAGAACTCTCTCTTGAGTTCCATCTCAGCGTCTTTCTTTTTGTTCACCTCAGAAAATACAGAGCCTCCATTAGCCTTGTTTAAGGGGTGCAGCTCAATAAACTTTCTCATGTTGGGTTTATCCTTGGGGACAAACAATTTTCCCTCCCTGAAAGCTATAGATTCTCGTCGAGCGTTTGGAGATTGTTCGTCTCGAAATATAGACTGTTCGTTAGGGCAGTATCGTATTTCTCTGACAACGTCGTTATCAGCGTCATAAACAGTAACGCCTTTCTGGGGTAGCATAAACACAATACCTCCACCTGTTGTAATCTCATACTCTTTGTTGTGATTAACCTCTTCCTTCCTTTTAATGGTAGGCTTCTTCCTTTTGGCTGGGGTGGGAGGCGCTACTTGAGCGTCGGGTTGGACTTTTTTAGGCCGTCCAGGAGCCTTCTTAGTTGGGGTATTCATATTGAATTAAATTAATTACTGCAAATATAGGGAAAATAAAAAAGGGGACCGAAGCCCCCTTTCTCGTAGTAGTTTTTAATTATTAAGATTGGTCAGCCTGAACCGTAAAGTCAGAAACCGCACTAATATCTCCCACAATGTAATCACCTGTAACATCATCAGCCACGACCAAAAATGTTTGCTTTGACAAAACAAACGCCTCAGCTAAGCCTTGCATTACAGCCTTTTGATTATTTGTGCTTACTGTCAACGTAACGCTATCATTCTTTCCAAAAGCAGCATCATCATGAGATGCAAAACTATTGTGCTTTTGAGCAAAGAAAAGGGTCAAGGTAGTGTCACTTACAGACTCCATTCCTTTGAATGAAGAAAGCGGGTACACATTTGATCCATCAGCAGCATCATCGTCACTACCAAGGGTGGCATCGCCACGAAAGTATAGATATTTTTCAGCCATATTTTCTAAGTATTTATAAGTTTAATAATTAGCCTTTGATAACAACGTGTTGATTTGCAGCACGAGTACATAAAGCAACTTCAGATCGGTAGTGGAACGTAGCAACGTCCTTACCAGCATCTCCGTTATTGCTGTGACCCAATACACCGCCACCAGTTACCCAGTGCTCCATTTCTCTGTTGTAGCCGTTAGCCTCTTTGTAGTACAAAGCAAGTGAAGGTGCTTTAGCTCCAGTTCGAGCATCAGCAACCTGGCTCATAGGAATCATAGCTCCTTGGAAAGCGTTAGACGCGCCCAACAAAGTAGGATCGTTCAACAGCTTCCAGTCATGCTTGTGGAAAGTGTATCCACCACGAGTAAACGACTTAAAGCCAAGCTTTACAGCCATGTCAGAGTCGTTATTAAACGCGCCGAACTGACCAGCCAAACCAGCAGTAACGCCAGTAGAGATACCTGACGCCAACATGTCGTCAATAGCCAAGTCTTGCTTTCTGTTCAAGTACATAGCGTACTCAGAAGGAGCTCCTTGCTTGTCGAGTTCAATAATGATGTCATCAAATTCAGCGAATGAATCGAGTGGGTTAGCGTTAGCATTACTTACGTTAATTCCTCTGTCTTCAAGGGCTGTGAAGTAACCTTCAGATCCAGCCAGGGTCTTTCCGAGGTCGTTGTCACCGTCATCGCTAGCGGTGATTGCGTTCTTTTGACCAAACAGCATCATCATTTCACGACGGTCTTCAAAGCGCTTTCGTGCTTCTTGCTCACCATACATGAACCATCGGTATTCACCTCCGCCGAGGTCAACCCACCCGATGTTCGTTGCTTGAGAGCCGTTCACTTGGTAGCGGTCCTTAACAATCATAAATGGATTTTTACGTCTTATGATATCTGAATCAGTAAAGTGAGTCGGCTGATCAGAACCCTGAGGGTACATATTTCCGAGGTGGATCATTGTAACTCCACTAGCATCTTCGGCTGGAGATGCAGCAAGACCGTCAAGACGCTCCATTTTAAGAACAGGGTCAGTAGCTGTTGAAGCCTCGTTAACCAAGTATCTTGTTCCAGTGCTTGCGTTCATCAAAACGTCAAACTGCTGAATTAATCCCGCTACGTGAGCAACACCGTCGCCTGAAGCAGAAGTGTCGATTGTATAAGTAGCAACACCAGGACCAGTAGAGGCGCCAGCGGCTGAGGCCGAAATTGCACCAGTGTATTTTCTGTGACGACGACCAGCTTCCCACCAATCAACTTGATCAGCAGTTCCGCCAGCGTTTACCGCGCCAGTAAGTTTTAAAAAGCCAGTGATACCTTGATCACCATATGATTCGACAAGCTGAGGAATAACGAAATCTTTAGTCGCTTTCAACAGATTGTCTACAGTTGTATATCTCTCAGGAGTCAACCTTAAGTCTGGTGACGCCTGATCAATAGTAGCTCCAGTTGTAGTAGCCATAATTTTCTAGTTTTAGATTTTAAAAGTCATTTTGTTAGACTGACCGCCAAGAATATTTTTAAGTTGGTCAGCTAACGGATTATTTTGATTTTGATTCGTGGTAGGGGCCGTCTGCGTAGATACGTTAGCCGCTGTGTTCACGATAGTTTTTTGACCGTCACCCAACCCTTGGGTGTAAACAGACTTGACAATTTTGTCAATGTTATCAATCAAAGCCCTATGCGAAGACAGCATATCGTAATCCCAGCTTCCGTCCTCCCTCACGTAATCATCGAAGTACTCGTCAAGACGAGCATTCTTATTTATTAGTTGCGACTTGTAGTTGTCGTCAAGGCCAAATTCGAAAGTCTTCTCGTTCCCTAGGTCAAACTCTAGACCTGTGAGATCGTTAACTTCCTTAGACATTGCCGCCACCCATTCGTCATTGATAAGCGATTGAGGCGCTGACTCGACAGCTTCAGGGGCAGAGTATTTACCTCTAATCCCTTCGATGTCTCGACGCGCTTTATCACCATCAATTTTAAGCTGTAGTTGTGCAAGCTGAACCTCTCCCTCAGTATTAAGGTCTGGATCAACTTTGTACTTGCTGTTAACGAGTAAGTCTAGCTCATCATAAGATAGGTTAGGGTATTCATTCGCCATTTGAATGCGAATAGCTGTCATATCATCCATACCTTCTGGATTCAATGACTGATACCTAAACCAATCCTCTGGTGCTCGGCCCGTTTCCTCTACGAACTTCGCGATGGCTTCAACACGCTCGTCAATAGCGCTTGCTTCAGCTTGTTGAGTATTTTCAAACTCATCAAAAGAACTGATCTCCCTTCCCAAGCGGTTGCTTAGAAATTCCATAACAGCTCCTTCGAGTTCGTCTTCAGAATACTCTGTATTAGATGTTGGCTCGGCAGTTTCCTGCTGAACCTCGTTCTCTTGTGTTGGTTGCTCCGCCTGCATCTCCTGTACGGGAGTTTCTTGCATTGGAGTCTCTTCTACCGTAGGCTGTTCAGTTGTTGCCTGTTCAGCTTGTGGTTGCTCTTCAGCCTGTACAGCTGGTTGTTCTGGTGTGCTGTTCATAGACGCAGCAAGGTCCTCAGGATTACTGAAGACCTTCATTCCACCAATCTCTTCGATTGTATTTTGTTCCATTATATTTAATTAATTGTGTTCAATTTATCCTGCGTAAGCGAATCCAGTAAAGGTTCCGTCACTCTTAAGTGAGTCAAATCTACCGTAAATTGTCTGGCCTGCAATCATCACTAAATCAGTATCTTGAGTAGAGATGCTTTCGTAAAAGCCGTCACCAGCGGTGTTCATAGCAGCGTCATTAGCAAAGGCGACACCAGTGGATGGGTCGATGTAGTTTTGAAACGTATCGGTAGCATCGCTGATATCAACATATTCAAAAACTCCACCACCTTTTACTTTAGCCGTACCAGCAACACTACAAGTGATTGAAAAAAACTTACCAGACCTGGGGGTTGCAAAAACATCTGTTGTTGTTGCAGAAATTACGTAAATGCTTTTAGCTAAAGCTTCTGAAGGATGTGCCATGTCTTATTTATTTTATGCTAGAGAAACTGCTGAGTTGTCATTACCAAACACACCGTACTCAATAAGGCTGTCAACTCTAGTTGCAATAACCTCGTAAGTCTTGTCTGGAGCTAAAGGAATAAAAGCGAACTCACCACCTCCAATCTTGGCTACAAGTGCGGTGTTGCTTTCGGTTTCATTTCTTACGTAGATGTAATTCTCTAGCTCCCCTTCTAAATTCTTGATATAGATATAAGCTCTTTCGCTTTTATCGTTTGCTTTATATACAACCAGATCGTCCGTATCCGCAGCCGTGCCTTTTACCTTGGCTCTGATCAAACTACCAGAATCGCAAGTGAGGTTAGCCACTGTGCTTAAGGCCAACGCGCTTGTAAGCACGTCAGCACTATTAAGGCTGAGTGAAGCGCGTACTATTGCCATTATGCTTCGTAGATAACAGCGAACTCAATAGTAAAGGCAGTAGAAACGCTAGGGGTAATCTTAATGTCTTGATTGCCATTGAATGGAAGCAAGCACCAGTCACCAGCATACAAACGACCGAGCAGCTGAGACTCGATAGTTACAATAGCGTGTTCAGTGGCTACCGTACTGGTATTCTTAATATAAACCTTGTGAGCCCTGTCGTCAGTATAATCCGCTTTATCAACGAGAATGTACTGAGAACTAGATGATGTTGTTTTGCGACCAACTCCAGTTGTTTGGTCTAAGCCAGTGAGCGTTCCCGCCTTGGTTAGTGTCGCCGTAGTTGACAGCGCAAGAGCGTCACCCGTAAGGTCCCCGCTCGAAAGTGTGATTGTTGCAGTAGTAGTAGCCATTGTTGTTGGTTATATGAACGCAAATATAAGCATTATTTTTTCTTCCCTTTTCCAGCCCTGATCTTAGCTGCCTCCTTCTTACCGAAGTCACTCTTCACCCTTGCCATCGCCCAAGCGTGTTGAGACACTTTAGGTCTGTTACCTGAAGACATATACGCAGCTAAGCCGCGCTTATAAACTTCTTTTTGAGGACCGCTCAGGCTAGCCATGCCGCCTTTCTTGTACATCTTCATTTTGCCCCCCATCTTAAATACCTTTCGGCCTTTCAGGATGTCAGCTTGAGTGACTTTACCATCACCTGTCAAGTCAGGGAACTTACCCCCCTTCTTATATTCTTTTTTTGCTTTCATAATGAATCTCTTTGTTTCATAAGTTGATCTAAGTTCTTTGGGTATGGTTTACCCTTCTTGTATATAGCTGCAATTCTTCTAATTAGAGCAGCACGACGCTTAGGGTCTTTACTCCCAGCTAAATATTTTTTATTAATCTTCATGACTTGGGGTGATTAGCAATCTTAAACTTTGCTTTAGCCACAGCGCCAGGGTGCGGCTTGTAATCCCCCTTCATAAGATAGTATCTTCCTTGCTCCTCCATCCAATGATAACCGCTTGGTGGGTCTACAGATACTTTTTTACTAGAGACAGAAAGCTTTCCGCCTTTTTTGTACTTCATGGTTTTCATCAGAACGAGCTCATTAGTATTTCATCAATAACGCTTTGCACGTCTTTCTTGGTGGCGTCTATAGCCATCATAATGTTAGCTTGAAACCTATCAGCTTCTTCGCCATCATTAAAAACGATAATCGTAGGGACTACAACTATCTTGTGTTCTTTTTGCATATCAGGACTAGCTAGGATGTCTACCCTAGCAACCTCGCAGTCGCTTAGCTTGTCGATCCACTCAACGCTATTCTGAGAGTTAAATGCGGCGTTAAATTCAACCACGCAAATCCCAGACTGGCAAACGGGTGATTCCTCAGCCGTTACAACAGCCACAAAAGCTGTTGCTGATAATAGCGCAAATAATGTGATTGCAAGAGTTTTCATTTCTCATTTTAGTTTATCTATTTTCTCCTCGATCCTTTTCATATCATCCTTGATCTCAGTGACATCTTCTTGAGTAGACATAATTGTCTGTCTGATTAGCTGATCTTTCATGTCAAACTCCATTCGAGTTATCTCTGGTTCGGATGGTAGCGGAAGTTCTTTTGCTTCTGCAATATCAGCTTGTAAAATAAACCAGCCGCTAATGACGGCAGCCATTACAGCACCAATACCAGCTAATGTCTTTACGCTTACCTGGAAGCTAGTGTCCTCGTTCAACTTCTTTGCCATATCAAATAATTACATAATTTAATCCTACAGAGAAGTTGTGCCACTCCCTGTTCCAATACTTATGGTATCTGCCTTCGAGAAACATCCCCAGGCTTTTGTTTAGTTTCCAACCGAAGATCAATCCTCCTGAGTAATCAAACCACTGATCTCCGTCAATAAAGTTCTGATAAGAGAACTCACTGTCGGAAGCAAGGTGATAGGGAAGGGCATTTGCCCAGCTGTGCAACCAGAAGTCTTTTGTGAAGTGATAGAAATCAAACCCAGCAACAACTGAGTAGTTCCACTGGCTTGGTAGTTCGCCTCTCTTTCTGTTTACGTAATTTCCAATAACCTCTGGAACCACTACAGACTCCCATACCTCAGAGTTTTCTGCAACCACATCACCATCGGGATTTAAAAACTCCCCAGTAGTAAAGTCTACATTATACCCTTCCTGTATAGCAAGCTGAGTGTAGTGTATGCTGTTATTTGCTAGCATCCATTCTCCTAAAGGGTCATACCCGTATGGCTCTGACAGCCTTTGCACAACACCTAGGTTTAGCGACAGCTTCTTGCCCAAGTTGATTCTACCCCTTTGAGACCCCTCGAAGTAACTTACGTCGGCGAACCCATCCTGCAAGAACTCTACCTTTCCTATCCAGTGCTCCCCTACATATCTTAAAAAGTGATCTTGATTTAGGAACTCTATTCCTTGCTGTCTCTGATAGGAACCCTGAAACAAAAACTCAAAACCCTTGATCTTGCCGATTGTAGCTGCGTCGCTATATGATGTTTCGCTTCCGCTATAGAAGTTGTTGGCTCTATTTTCGTATCCAAACCTAGCTATCTTTCTTACACCTGCTGTGAAAGCATAATCGAATGGGGTCTTAATTACGTCTGTTTGCAATGGACCATTAGAAACTGAGAATACATCCACATCAGATACGGAGTTGTTTCCGCTAAACGCTGTGTAGAACGTGGCAAACTTAAATGTCTTCTTTAAGAACTGAGCCTCAGCAGTAAGGCTAAAAAAACAAAACAATATAGCGAGTAACAGCCTCATCTCTTTACAATCTTTTTGGTTAAAGCTAATTCTCCATCAACTATCCAGTCAACAAAATAGATTCCGCTTCTTAGTAGATTCATGCTAATAACAGCGGACATAGTTCTTTCAATGACGATTCGTCCATTTATATCCCTTACCCTACAGAGAGATCCAGGAAGAGTAGACACGTAAATCACATTATCGAAAGGATTAGGATAAACGTTCAGATCTTCTACATCGTTTACCTCGCGGGCAAGGTTTATTGTATACTCGCAAGTCCCGTCATCATCTGTGGCTAATGGGTTGTAGTTATCTGCGTTTAAGTCCGTGCAGCCAGGGACTTCAAACTGATCGCATATTCCGTCTTGGTCTGTATCGTATAGGCAGTTTCCATCGCAATCATATCCTTCTTCTCCGTACTCACAAGATCCGTCATCAACATTAGAGCCGATCGTAAAGTTACATGCAGCCTCATCGGTACACCCATTCAAAGGAAAAATGCAGCACTCGTCAATTGGGACGCAAGTGATGTTAGCTAAAGGGTTGTAATTCAAGGCTTCTGGAATCATACACCCTACAATAGATTCTATACAGCTTCCATCATCGACAGTTGCAAAAGGGCTGTAATTAATAGCTGTTTCGTCAGTGCACCCTAAAACATCGTACACGCACATACTTGGGTTATTTATAGTTGCGCTAGGGTCGTAATTAGAAGCCTCAGAGTCCATGCACCCAACACACGACTCGAAATCGCAAGACCCATCATCTACAGTTGCTTCAGGGTCATAATTACAAGCCTCCTCAATAGTGCATCCAGACGGGCACCAAGAAGTAGAAATATTGGGCAATATCTCCACGTATGTGTTGTTGTATGAGTTCTCATCAAACCCAAAGTCCATCCACCAGAACTCAGAACCTCCATTGACATGTAAGAGGTGAAGACTAAGAACTCCGTCTACATACACCCTGGGCCATTGCTGAACAGCCATAGAACCAGGAGCCAGGGGGAGATAGCTTTGACTAGTAAAACAAACAGTGTCATTTGTTTGGCCTAGTATCTGAAACTTTACACAGAACTCAGTTACATCTTCGGTGCCGTGATTGGACATAAATATCGTTGGCTCTAAGTAAGGTCCTAGTAAATCACAACCACTTTCGTACAGTACTGTATCTAAGCTAAGATCAATCTCTAGTGGGGGGCACTCGTGTTGATCTGGAATAATAATGGTTGATGAATTATTTAACGTGTTTACTTCGTATTCATCGTTTACAAGCTCAACAGTTAAGGGGTCACCAAAATTATTGAAATTAAGCCAACCCACACTGAAGGATCTATTACTGCCTGGATTCAACGGGTAAGTGCCGTCAGAAGTGTCTGGACAAGCTTCGTTTCCGTCTAGCTCGTAGCAGAAGTAATCGCTAACCTCATCACCCTCATTGGTTACGACGAAGTGAATAGAGTAGTAAGCTATACCGCTAACACACAAGCTATCCGTGTAAAGATCACTTACAATTAAGTCTGGCTGAGATAATGAGAATAAGCTCGTAAAGGCCATCAAAAAAGCTAACCAGTACTTCATTTTTTCGAAATTTTCTTTACAGTGTATCTATCGTTGTACCTAATAACAACCTGATAAAAACCAGAAGGAAGAGAAGACATATCTAGCTGTCTATCAATAGTTTGAGGAATAACCAATCTACCCAGAACGTTATAAACTTCAGTAGTTATTTTTTTGTCTGTTCTAATGTTTAGTCTTTTTGAGACTGGATTTGGGTATACCCTTATGGAGCTGTCAAGGTTAAAATCAGCGACGCCTGTTGCTGACCCTTCTTCACAGTACTCATACAGATCAACACAAGCATTATCCCATCCTTGCTCACAACAGTAGGGGTCTACTTCGATCACCCAAGAGTAACACAAGTCGTTGGCCCAGTACGGGTCTCCAGGCTCACCAATACACCCTGCATCATACAGGCAAGACTCGCTGTCTGGGGTGTTTGCATTTTCGTTGTAGTTAGCGGCATCTATGTCCATACAACCAACAACTACAGGTATGCACCCGTTGTTATCTACATTGGCAGCTAGGTCAAAGTTGATTGCCTCTGGATCTGTACACCCGAACACGGCCAACTCTTGACAGCTTCCGTCATCGAAGTCAGCTTCATACCCCTGAGTGTAGTATTCTAGATATCCAGCCTGCATACAACCAGCGGCGTAGTAGCAACTCTCGTCACTTGTGTTGGCTAACTCATTGTAGTTCTGAGCCTCCAGGTCTACACAACCATAAATAAAAGGAAGGCAGCTATTACCGCAGTAAGGGGTAAAATGATACACATTCCACTCTGGATTACCGAAAGGCTGTAGTGCGCCCTGACCGTTATCGAAGAAAGGGTTATCACCCTCAATAAGAAGCGTGTCCCCAAAGCTGTTGGTTACAACTACAGCATTGTGAAGTGTCTGAAACTCAGTTTCCTGTGGGGGCTGTTGTGGACCTCCGATCTCAAAATAGTATATATCAACCTCCTCGTCTGAGTCAAGTGTAAGATCCCATGACTGAGAAAACTCATCAGGCCCAACAGTAAATATCCACTGCTGTGCACCTTGTGCAACACCAAGGTGAGAGTTACCCCACCCGTCTCCAGCGTCATCCTCAAGCGTGATAGTGATCGAGCAAGGACTGATGATGTCTGATATTGTAGCTGTGCTGTCGTAGTTAAAAGACTCAGAGTCCATACAGCCCCAGGTATGTAAAGTCAAGCAATCAGCAGGCTCAGTAGCCTCTGGGTTGTAATCAACGTAGTCATCATCCATGCATCCCACAACAACCTCCTCGGCAACGCAAGGTTCTACAAACACAGCACCTGAGTAGTGAACGTTACCCCCATCAGCAGTAAAAGCTAAATCATCAAGCTCCCATATAATGCTGTCCTCACAAGACGTGATTACTACAGCTCCGTCCTGTCCGCCACTGGTAGATCCATTGAGGCCATCCCCGTATGTATCTGTTAGTATTAACTCAAAGCCAAGAGATACGCAGAAATCGTATGTATATGTAGATAGCTGATCCCCGAAGTTAAACTGACCTGGAAGCACCTGATCGTAAAACTCACCTACAGCTAGGTTGACAAGAGTAAACCCAGTTTCATTAGGCCAATTGTCTAGCGTAAGCTCCATAGACACAAACGCTTCTCCTTCTGGGCATTGGCTCACATTACAGCTACCGTTGTCTACTGTAGCCCAAGGGTTGTAGTTATTTGCCTCTTCTTCCATGCAGCCAAACACTAAGGGGGCGCAAGGCTCCAAGACAAAGGGGATGTTCATTTGAGGTAGAGCAAAGTCGTACACAGCGGTGTCCAAACCGCAAGTATTGTTTAGACCGAACCAACCCTCACCGAAAGCACAGCATATGCCGTCCCCGAAAGAGTCGTATATAACAAACTCATACTCACCAGCTGGCAAGAACACCATGCTGTTAGAGAGAGCGTTGCTAAATAAAACCCCAGAAGACTGAGCGACAACCTCTGGACCGTCGTATATCTCCCAGCTGGTTTCACCACCATAGAGGTCGCTAAATATAGATACGTTTACCCAGCTTGGCTGAGAAAAGGCAATTGCTGGAAACAGCAATAAAAATATCAGAGTTCTTATCATACCGCTGTTAACAATTCCACTTCCGTAACGCAAGAGCCTTTCTGGTTGGTTTACCATTAGGCTTCTTCATAGGTCCTTTTACGCCAGACATCCTAGCGCAGAAAGACTTCCTTCTTTTAGCCGCTTTGCTTCCTTTTTTTAGTTTAGACGGTGGTGTAGTGACAGCAGTTTTAAGGTTACTTCCTGTTTCTCTGTTGTATTTCCTTACACCTTCAGCCGTTAGTCCTCCAGAACGAGACTTGTGCTTACCCATCTTGAGGCTTACGTTACCCCCCTTTTTATACTTCTTGCAACAGCGCATAGTGCAAATATAATAAAAAGAAAAAAGGCCCTTAGTGCGTTGTGACTTATTTAAGGTTATGTAGATTTCTTTAAAGAAACATGACCAGAGACGATACCGTCTGAGTTCTGAGCTGTAGCCGTGGTTGCTCCTGTCCCCGTAGTCGCTCCAATATTAGAATACCCCCAAGAAGCTGATAAACCAGAGGCGGATGATGGGTTAGCAGGACTGTCTTCATTACCCCCTGAGGTTATGGTAAAATTACTATTACTATACGTAATTGGCTCGCCGTCACTTCCATCAAATGCTGTTACGACTATGAAGGTTCCTGCATCTGTAGTTGTGATGCTTGGAGTAGAAACAGAGGAAGCGGCTGCCGTTGCTGCTGAACCTACAGTATCTATGGGGTCTGATTTATCTATGTTGTTTACAATCATAGACCAAAAAATACTATAAGAACTGCTATCTAGGAAATTATGATAACAATCAATTGTAGAGCCTTCACTTCCATCAAAAACTCTATAGAGTATTCCTATTTCAGAGTCTGATGTTGTGTCGCCCCAGTAAGAAGAGTTAACGAAAGTCCATCCAGTAGCCCCCACCATATTTAAGCTTGTGCTATCGTCATTTGCCCAAATAACCAAAACAAAATCACCAGAAGAAGCTGAGGATGGCAAATTTCCTGAGTGTGAGTTTGAGCTAGAGTTTATAGCTTGAGCATCTATAATTGTAGTTGTAATATCAGAAAAAGATATTTCAGAAGAGGCCGCAGGAACGTTTGTACCTAGAATGTTATCTATGCCAGAAGCTGTGATACCACTAACCTTCGATATATTATCCCAGTCTGTACTTGAAACTTTATCTATAGCCATTACGATAATTCTATCCAGTCATTAGATGGATTAAACCAAATCTGTCCGTGGGTGCTGTCTAGGCAGTAGCCTACTACGCGAACGACGTCTCCAGACCCTGAAGGTGCAGTACCCGTGATGTCTCCAGCTGTAGTGGAAACGTATAGCTCGTCAGCAATGGTTCCTGGATCATGATCTAAGGTGAACATACCACGAAGCAACATACCATCAGAATCGGGATCAGTACCTAAAGCAATTGCCAATAGTACGCCGCCAGCGGTAGCTGTAGCGTCAGCGTCAGCCGCTGCCCATGTCCCATCAGACTTGTAGTAACAAAGCTCACCCTGAGTAGTGCTACCTGTACCTATCTTAATAATATCACCCTGTGCGCTAAAGTCCGTGTTTGCAGTTTTTTCAAATAAAAAACCATCGGATTTAATATTACCCACAACATGAAGCTTCTCTGTGGGGCTAGACGTTCCAACCCCAAGGTTTCCGTTTACTGTAGCGCCTGTCTCTACAAGCAATGCCTCGTCTAAAGTAAGATCGCTAGACTGAATGACCTTTTGAACAATGCTATTAAACTTCCAGTCCCAAGCCTCGTCAGCTGTTCGCGCATGAGTAGCACCAACTCCAAATCCAGAAGAGTGGGCGCTGTCATAAGGGAAACCGTCTATAGTGTATCCCAACAACACAGGAGTACCGTTTACATATATATAGCTTTTCCCGCTAATATTTCTAAACTTAACCTCTACATTGGCTGTACCTGCCGATATTGAATTATCTCCAAGGCAGGCAGCGATATCATCTAAAACGAGACTAGTGGAGCCGCTTGCTCTTTTATTTAAATCAGAATTGCCTCCCAAACTTGAAGAAAGAGTAAACCAAAAGTAGTTGTCGGCATCGACAGCCCCAACAACAAAATTAGCGAGGTAGCCGTTGTTAAGTGCGCTTGCCCAATCTACATTCCATATAATTTCATAATCTCCAGATGTTGTAAAGCTAGACTTAACCGTAACCCCTTCGTTAGTGGTGTTTGCACTAATCTGAGCATATCCATTACCGCCAGAAACATTCAGCGTTGGGCTACCCCCAGTGTCATCATACAAAACAGAGTAAGTGTGCCCGCTGTCAGATGTGTGAGAGGTGATTGAGGTGTCCGAAGACTCAGTAAAAGTTTCATTAAATACGGTAGAACCAGTTGCCGTAATCCCATTGTGCGCAACTAAATCCTTAAGCCCTTTAGCTGTTAGCTTCCCATAAGCGTTAGAAGTGGCCCTTAAGTGAGTAACCCCGTTAACGTCTAAATAACTGTTTGGGCCTGGTGTGCCAACATGAACGCTAGAACTGCTTCCATAGCCAGCCTCGTTACCGACAGTATTTAAAGATGTGTTGGGGTTGGTTGTTCCCTTACTAGACGTGCCAAGCCAAATTTTCTTAGACTCAAGGCTTTTAAATGGGTAGGCACCCATATTCATAGATGAATACCCATTTAAATTATCAGAAAGGTGAAGACTATTCCCTGTATGTCCTATTCGTCCGCCGCCGTCGCAAAAGAAATTAGATGAATGTAGTGAACCTGCTATTAATCTATCCCCAGAAGTAATATTACCAGCAGCCTCAATAGTATTTCCTGAGAAAATATTGGCATGTGAGGTTAAGACTTGAAAGGTTGTTTGATTGTCACTTCTATGGTCTACAGATCCAGCTATATACTCGTAAACCCTGTTGGAGTAATCACCTATAACAAAGGCTTTGTTTATTGAACTAACATAGGTTATTGCGGTGAATTGGGATTCAGGAAAGAATTTATCCTTAACGCCCACATATGACGCTGTAGAAAAATCCCAAGCAGTAGAGAGGGAAAGCTCAAATATTCTTTCTTCTTCATCTGTTATAAAAACCTTAGAGCCATCTGAGTCTATAAATAGTGAACTTAAATTCTTATTTACAGAAGTTAAGGTTGGTATATCTGTTGCGTCAACAAAAGATAATGTACTTAAATCCCAGGCAGTGGATAATGTAAACTCAGATACATCTCTTGTGCTCCTATCAACAGCGAACATTTTCGTACCGTCTGTCTTAAATACAACGCCTCTAGGATCGTTTACCCCGTCACTCGTTATGTCTCCTTCGTTGCTATTTAATGAAAGCGTTGAAGTGTCCCAAGCCGTAGATAAATCATGTCTTTTTATTCTATCGTTACTGTCATCTATTACGAAAAATTTTGTACCATCTGGACTAAAATTTAAACCGTAAGGATTTTGAAACCCGCCTGAAGATATTGAGTCTCCGCTTGTAAAGGTCGCAGTAGTTACATCAAAGGCCGTAGACAACGCAAACTCTTTAATTTCGTCGTCGTTTTTACCAACGATAAACATCTTAGAACCGTCTGGCTTAAATGCAATTCCATTTGGATTTGACTCGCTGTTTCCAAACCCGTCAAAATCAAAAAACTTACCCGAATATTGCCATAAAGTAATGTCAGAAGAAAAAGAAGATCCACCTTGATCGACCCATTCAAGTACACCGCTACCGTCTGTTTTTAAAACCTGATTTGCATTCCCATCATTAACAGGAAGCGTAAGGGTATAAGTAGCCAAAGCAGAGTGGGAAGGACCCTTTATGGTTACACCGTGAGAGTTATCTTCACAGTTAAAGCGTATAGCGCCAGCGTTAGTATTTCCTTTTAACTCTACAAATCCAGTCCCATTAGCAGCCAGTAAAAGGTTTCCGTTGGTGTCTGTTGTGCTTACTGTATTTGCATCTAGATTGATGTTATCAACCTGAATGCTGTCACTGAATGTTTTTGCCCCGCTAAAGGTTTGAGTACCAGAAAGATGAGCTGTATCAGCATCCAGATACGCGCTAGCTATAGCGGTTCCATTCCAAATTCCAGAGCTTACCGTACCAACAGTTGTTATTGCAAGGGCGTTTATATCGGATTTGGTTTGATCTGCCGTTGCTCCAGTCTCTATGCCTGATAACTTAGTATGATCCGTAGATGACATTACACCTGAAACAGAATCTGTAGCTACTGGTATTACCGCGTCAGTTCCGTCAGAAGATGTAATAGTTCTGGCCCCAGTTGTTCCAGTTATAGCTAGGTTGGTTGATACATTGGTAGCTTTAGCTGTATTGGCGTCTATCTCAGCTAATAGCGTATTATCTAGCTTATCTTCTGTTACTGAATCATCGGCTAACTGAGTAGTTCCAACGCCACCATCTGTGATAGCTATATCATTGGCGTTAGCGGTTATACCTGTGCCTCCTGCAACATTTAGGGTAACGTCACCCGACGTACCCCCGTCAGTCAATCCAGTTCCTGCAACCACAGAAGTTATATCTCCACTGCCCCCTCCTCCAGATCCAAAGTCACCAAAGTCGACATACTTTAGGTTGTTACTATCAGACGTGTCTTGAATCAAAACCTTGTCGTCAGAGGCTGGGGTGCCAATATCAGAAAGGGCGTCACTTGTAGTTCCTGATCCAAGTCTAGATTGTAGGTTTGAGATTGATGTATTTAAAGAAGAGTCTGCTGCTATTCTAGCGGTTGCTTCAGCTACCAATCCATCAGTCGCATTATCAAATAAAGCTTTAACAGACTGCTGAGTGGGAACCTTAGTGGCTGAGTTAGAAGAGAAGTTATCCTCGTCAATGACAAAATCAAAGTCAGCAGCAGATGTTGCTGTCTTCATAACAGCGCCAGTAGCGGCTACATTAGCAGCCGTGGGTGAACCACCTTTCTCTGTTACTACTACCGAGCTTGAGGCTGGGGCTGTAACTGTTACTGAGGTAGACCCGTTTGTTGTAACTGTTATAGCCATGTTATCTAGAGATATCTTCGTTTACAGTGAATGAACCCCTTAATATAGTGGTTACCACTTCGCTAACTTTTTGTTGAATATCATAAGTAAAGGAGCCAACAGGTAGTTCCTTCATGGTATCCGCTGAAGCTGTAACAGTAACCACACCAGAAGTGGTGCCGTCGCTAAACACAAAACCATTACTTAGTTTTGATCGTTGTTCTTCGCTTAAACCCTTAGCATCAGAAGTAGAAGAAGAAAGGCTACTAGAAGCAATCACCTCCCTTTCAGAAACTCCTGTTCGGGATCGAATGGGATTAGTCTTTACGTCCATTAAAAACTCATATCCAGTCAAATCTAAGGCGGTTCCACTAGAGTCATTCAATGTAAGCGTGAGGGAAAAAGTGTCTCCTCTCCTACAGGTGATATCAAGCTTTTCAGCTACGTCTAAGTTTACTTTACTTGCCATGTTATCCTAATAGTGAGTTTACAATATTACCTGCATTATCTCCAGAGTCTTCTAATTCACCTCTTTTGCCCTGTCTTTGAGATATAAGTTTACTTTGTTCGGAAGACTGTTTTTTAACCCTATCGTCCTTCCTGTCTTCTTTAAGAACTTCTATCTTTTCCTTAAACTCTTGATCGTCAGTTTTAAATCCAAGGGTTGCTTGAGCTTTTATTATCTCTATTTCCTTCCTAAATCCATGCTTAACTTGCTCAAGCTGAGCTTCTAGTTGAGCTTTAAGCTGCATCTGTTGAGCCTCTATTTGAGCCTCCATTTGCATTTCTTGTTGCTTGGCCTGAGAAGTAGACTGAGCTGCCATTTGAGCTGACTGAGCTTGCATCTGAGAGTTTTGAGCGGCTATCTCTTGCTGTTTAGCTATTCTTTTTTTGCGCCTTACAACCAAAAGCCTTTCAGCTTGATTCACATCCTTTAAAGACCTTATAGAGATAGCGTCTTCTATGTCTAGCTCTTTTTGTTGCAAAGAAATCTGAATGTTTTGCTCTAAATAAGCCCTGTCTTTATCCTCCATCTCTCTAACAACTTGAACTCCAAAGTTGTACATAGGGAGTTCGTTAAAAGAAGAAAGAACAGACATATTTTCTTTACCTATTGCGTTGCTATATATATCATGAAGAACAGACTCTTCTGGTATGATTTGCAAGCATTTAACTATATCCTCACAAACTTTCTTATAAAGCACCATAGAGGCGTTAGTGATATCGTATATAGCGTTGTTTCCTGCTGCGATAGCATTCTGCTGAACCCCCACCAGAGTATCACCTTTAGGTGTGGAGGCGTCCATCATCTCATTAACGCCTGTAGCGTCTCGGATCATTCGCAAGTAATGGTTGTAAAGGCCAATGAGCTCGTTGATGTTTCGAATACTATTGCCTATCTCTCTTACTGGCGGGTTCTGGAATCCCCCTTCTGGGTTTTTACTTCTGTAGTAGAATACACCAGTCTGCTCGTAGATATCGTGCAAGTCCAAAGGCTGTAGGTCTCCGCCTTTACCTAGCTGAACATTCTCCAACCCTTCGATATCAATTATCAATCCGTCTGGTTTTGCCTTAGCAATAGCCTGCTGAATCTTAAGGTGGGTCAGCTGAAGCATATCAGCAAATCCAGTACAGCTTTCTACCATAGACTTCGGCATCATGTCCCGAATGTTAGTAGCTACTGGAGAGTAAGATAATCTCACAGATGATATGTCGTGTATATTTTTTGGTACGTTCTTAGACCTCCCGTAATTAAATACGATATTAGATCCGTTCATGACATACATACCCCCATAAACGGTAGCGACATCCATCTTAACTGGATTTCTTTCGTATACACTACCTGGTTTTTCAGTGTACTCAAGCCCTTTCATGAAGAAGTTTACGTTACCAAAGCGGTTTTGCTTTTCTTCAAAGTATATGCAGTCAACAGAAATAAACTCGAACTCAAGCACATCCACCATGTACTCGTCATATCCGTAATCAGTTCTTTGAGATAGATTGTTATATCCGTTTTTACCAAAAGAACTAGGGTTATTGCCGTACTTACCCTTAACAGACTTCGCGATATCCTCTAACTCCTCTTCTGTAATTTCACCAGCAGATATCCTTCTTAATTCCTGTATAGAAATAGATTTAACGTGACCCGCATAAATCAAGTCTTCGAAAAACGGGTCTTCTGTGTGGCTATGAATAAACGTAGAGGGATCTACATAATCAGTCTTGATTCCGTGATTAGGGTCGTTACTTCTTTTCACAACACACATACCTAGAGCAACGAGGTCATTAACGCATCTACGTAGAGTCCCGTCATTGAAGTTGTTCCAAGAAAGGGTCATATTGGTGCCTATCTGGGCAGCCAACTCTGCATCGGTTTTTACATTGGTACCCAAAAGGATTTCAGCCTCCTCTAATGTATCTGGAAGCTCATCTGGATCAATGTCCAATACCAATCCTCTTTTTTCTTTAAGCGCTTTTAGCTTTTCTTTATTCTCAATCTGAACTTCGATCCTTCTTTTCTTATTGTTTTTCTCAGATGAAGACAAAGGATCTATAGCCTCTAGGTTTGGGTAAGGATCTTTAGAGAGTATTTTATTTACTACAACCCTAACAAACTTAGGTAAGATAGGAACAGGGGTGTAATCCATGTTCATCAAGCTTCCGTCTCCATCATTAGGATTGAGTGATCGGAGAAGCTTCTTGTATATGTTAGTGTCTTGAGTACCGTTAGCGTAATCTCTGCTTCTTTCAAAAACAGTATTTCTTTTTCCATAAAGAGATGTAGCCTCTCTTATTTTGCCCCACTGATTCTCAATAGCCTTTGCGTACTGTAAACCATATGACTTACTCTGTTTAGTTGATGCGTCTGCCAGAGGGTTCGGGAAAGAATGCTTGCTATTTTTATTGAGGCTCATGATTTACTTGCATTGTGCATATCCTGCAAATATAACAAATCGTCATTAGACCTTATATCGCCTGAAAAAAGTCTTTTCTTTAAAGTCTGACTTTGGTTTTTCTTTTGATTTTTGAGCCGCAAGTAATGCTAACCCAGAGCTAATCGTTAAGTCAAACTTAGTACGTTTATCTATCTTAAATCCAATCCAATCCTCAAGGGTTTTATTGAAGTACATATTTCCTGTTTCTCCGCTCTCATAATTTACGCCAACATGATCGTGAATATACTTCTCTATAGATTGGGCGTGAGACTGTATCACATCCTGAGAGTTAGATGGTATGCCTTTTGTCTTTACGTTTACATGAGAAGAGCTACTCATGAGATGCCTGGGTCTATCCATCAGGTAACCGTCGTAACCCCTTGACTCAAAGTACCTTACGATACCGTACTTATTGTTTTCTACAAGTAAAGGATACCCATAATAAAACGCACACATAAGGACATCCTCATAGAATATACTAGCCAGGTCTGGCCGAGAAGCATACTCCACAACAAACATATTAGAAGGGCGGTTCATGCTAAACTTATTGTACATGTGTAGCGCTCCTTTCGACCCCCTATTATCTACCGTGGCATCTAAATCATAAGAGTCAACACCGCCGCAACCGTAGTTTGAAAAAGGGGCAACTTTTTTGTTTCTGTCAAGTTTAGATATATTTCTTTCAGAAGGGTCAGGCATCCAAGAAACCCTAAACCTACCGTTAGGGGTGGGGGAGAAAACAACTTCCTTGTCTTTTTCCCTCCACGTAAAGTTACCTACAACAACAGGGTTGGGGAAAAGCTCATCGTTGTATTCTATTTGCTGGTATATCTTACCTATATTAAATAAACTTCCCTCAATGCTGTCTCTAAAGGCTTCGTCCTCGGTAAAGGGAAACTGCCTAGTAACCTCGTTTAGTTCAGATGGGTTGTCTTTAAAGGACTTGCGTTCATTCTTGAGATAGGTCTTACTACCAATTTCAATAAGGTCCCCGTCTATACCATGTATGTTTTCGCTCTGGGGTGGGTCTTCCACAACAGCATTCCCATATATATCGAAGAAACCCTCTAGAGCATCATAAGCTGGTATGAATATCCTATAAAGCCCTGTCTTGGTTCTGTCGTTATTGTTTCGCTCGTTAGGATCAGAATCATACCACAGACCTTTGTATTCCTCACCCCCTTTATTCATGGGGTTTACCGTACTACCTACAATAGCCTTTCCGACTACCTTGCGACCTACAATTAAGCAAGTACGCTCAATCCTCCAGGCTTCTCTAATATCGGTTGGTTTTTCCCACTTGCCAGCCTCATCTAGATAAAGCATGTGTAGCTTCTCACCGTCATATGCGTTGTTGGTGGTGTTCTTCCAGTTTATCACTGTGTTTAGAGCATCACCCCTGTGTGACGTCTTGTTGTTTTTGGTGATTCGCTTTGATGGCTCACGAAAAGCAAGCTCCATGCGCGGGTTGGTGGTACCGTCCTGAATAGGCTTGAAGAAGAACGGGTAGCTGCGAAAAATCGCAACCACCTTCTTCATGAAAATATTTTCTTGCGAGTCTTTACCAGTTTTCGACTGTATACCAAGAAGCTTCTCTTTAACTTGACTAGCTTCATCCACAAGGACAGCAGAGCATATATTAGTGTAACCAGAACGACGACACTTAGTATAAAGCTGACCGAAACAACGAGGATCAGCTTCACAAGCAGCCATGTGAGTAAAGATTTCTTTTTGGAAAGCAAGGTATGATGGATATCCGATATCAATTTTAGACCACTGTAGAAACATATAATGTCTCCCTGTAATATACGTAGGCTCCCCATTATTGTAAAACCATACACCGTCGCGCCTACGCTGAAACTCTTGCTCGATGTAAGAACGAAACTTGTTTCGAAACTCGGCAGGTTTTTCGAACCACTCATCCATACTGCGTATCCTACGCATTTCCTCTGGCATAGGTGAGCGCTTCCACAGCTGCAACTTCTTTGGTTGGTCATGGAAGAGAATTTCCGATTTGCTCGGTTCCTTTGGTAAGACCATGAGTAGCCCATGGAGCTCAACATGCTCTCCCTCTGTACCATTAGGGTCGATCTTAATCCCTTTAGATTCATAACCTTTTATATCTACTAAAACAGACATTTTATTTAATTTAAAAAGGTATGGCATATGTTGGCCTCCCTTTTTATGTAGTACACCAGACAGGATTCGAACCTGTGGCCGTCTGCTTAGAAGGCAGATGCTCTATCCAACTGAGCTACTGGTGCGTTCTTCTTTCGTGTGTTTTTTTACGATGGCAATTTGCGCACCTTACCTCACATTTCCTGATCTCTTTCTTTATTGTTTCGATGCAGTAGGACCAACGAACCATATCTGATATATTACCTCTTTTACTGCCCTTTACATGATCAAACTCAAGAACGACAGGGTTATTTTCTCCGCAATCAACGCAATTAAACATCCGTTTTACCCTCCAGACAAATTCTTTATTTTTTTTTCTTTGAGATGTATTCCTTCTCTTTGACCTAGCCTTTACTTTTTCGCAATTATCCTTATAGTGTTTGGCCCCCGCCCTAGCCTGATCTTCTTTCTTTTTATAGGCCATTCTAGAATTATTGTTACTTAGACTTACTGATCTTAAAGTTTACCTTTAAGTGATCTACAGTAACTGACTGATTATCAAAGTTATAGTCATCCCAATATATTAAACCGCTGGCTTCATTTAGAGAATCTTTCTGCGAATCCTCCTGAGTAGTCTTTGTCTTGTTCGATTTCTCCATTTGTCTTTAGTTCTTTAACCATTTGTTCTAACCTTTGGCGCTCCACCAAAAGCTCTTTACAATCTACGGCAGTTTGCTTTATGGATTGGAGCTCAGCCTTACGAGCCGAACCCCCTGCTTCTGGATCGACGGGTTTTTTTATCTCTTCAATCATATTATTGATTGCGATCTCCATGCTCTCCATAAGTTTCCTGGCCGCGCTTACTGTCGTGAATTTACTCGCCATACCCAAAAACGAATATTGGCGTCTTAGGGCCTACGTATCCCCCAGCTATATTGTAATCAAAGTGTTCCATAGCATCCTCGTCGGTCATCTCATCGTCTTCGCAAAGTATAGCAATGATCTTTCCTATATCGTATACAGCTCTTGATACGTCGTGAGCTTGGTGGCTAATACCTATTACGGCGTCATCAAACCCATCAGCAAGCAAACACTCTTCTTCCTCTAGCAAATGCCAGAGGTGATCTTTATCCATTTCAAACATGTCAATTAAATTTCTTTGTAAAGTAAATCCTCAACCCTCGTCCTGTAGTATTCCTTACCGTCGATGGTAATTCTGTAGTCACGGTTTTCTTTGAATCCAACTACATCACCTACGGAGAGTCCTATTTCTTCAATCCCAGAACTCGTAAATGCGACTCTACCCCTTGTTGGTAGTTTCTCTTCAAGTTTAACAACCTCAATAATCGACGACTCTTGAACTTCCTCTTCTTCGATGGGTTCAAGAAGGCTCCAACCCGCGAGGGGATGGACATCACCAGTGTCGCTATCTTTAAAAGCAATAGCTTGATTATTAATAGCGTAATCTTCATCATACTTGACAAGGTAGTGATTGTCATCACCAGTAAGTGGCTGGCCTTCATTGATAACCACGAGGTGGTGGAAGTAAAGCGTGTCGCCAGGCTTGACGCCAGTTTCGTACTTAAAAGGGACAGAGACGACAGGGCCTTCTGTGATTCTGTTTTCAAATTCATTGAATCTATTGTCTATATAAAGTTCTAGACCACCACTCGTTGTGATGGTGTCGTCTATTGTCTTGTCTAACTCGACAACAAACAAATTAAAAGTCCTCATTAATTAAAAATTTAAATCAAATTCAAGAACACATGGCATTTCATCTACTGCTTTCCACAGCATAGTGCCTTCATCGTTTTCAATGTATATAAGATATCTTTGCTTTCCAAACTTATGTAGGTGTCTTTCGTCTTCTACAATAGCAGACACCTCTCCAGATCCTGCTCTCATGCCTACATAATAGGCCATGCCGTTTTTAGGGTCTCGTCCGACCACAATCTTTCTAATAAGTCCTTCCATTTTAGTTAAGTGATATTCCCAAGTCACCGAGTAGGCCATCTAGTGACTCATCATCACTGCTTTGATAGGTGGTATCCATTATTTGCTTCAGTGTCTCTAGCTCTTCTCTATTCTCTAAATTAAAGCTGTACATAGTCTTCATTTCAGCGCCTTCATCTTCATTTTCGACAGCATCGTAATCTATTACGCCTATTACAATAGCGGCTAGGGTACGATCTTTCATTTCAAATTCGATTATGGTATCCTCCATCTTCTTAACCAGAGAATACATTTCGGCAAAAAAGAGGGTGTCTTTAGGGTTCATGGTGTAAATTCGTTTAAGTCAAATATACAAAGTAATATGCCGAGGTCTCAAGTAAGAAAAACAAGGATGTTCAGGGAAATGTCTAAGCTGCCAGCTAGGTATGTTAAACAAAACCATTTAAAGAACTTAAGAACTGGTACGAACGACTTCATAGAAAGTAACCCTGACCTCACTAGAGGGTACTTATATTTTATGCTGTTCATTTACGATCTAGAGTTCTTTACTATATCGTGGGTTGCGGAAGAGTATGACATGAATAAAAACAACCTATCAGATAGGATGGTGTACCCTTTAATGAAGCTTGGCTATATATACAAGCACTTCGATAAGCTGACACCTTCTCAAACCTTAGAAGATCATCTATTCCGAGATGAAACTAAATTTAACTACCGAGTAAGATATGCGCTATCTCAGAAAGGCAGAATGGCGGTACAGCGTTTCTATAACTCACTATGATCATCTAAAATCCGTGTGAGAGACCCTAATGCTATCTATGAATATTTTTGCTCCAGAAACAAACGTAAAGCTGGGCGGATCAAAGCTAATAATCATTATGTCGTCGCTACCCCCCGCATCTAAATCTCCATTTACTGTAATCCAAGTGTTGAATGTTTGTGAATTCACACCCGAATAATCATCAGAAGAACCACCGTCCCCGTTTAGAACTTTATCAAGCCCAGTATATGTAATTCCGCTTGGGTTTGCCTGAGGAATAGAATAAACCAACTCATAGTAAAGGACTGAAGAAGAGTTATATCCGCTAAGCGAACTCAAATCAAAACTTATTCTTGATTGGTTACCGTTATTCTCCCTCTGAATTACTAATATTCCTGTTTTTTCAGAATCGTTTGACGGGGTATAAGAAGCCTGATGGGAAACATTTGCGTTCGGTACATACTCAGTCCTAGTCCATCCCTCTACATTTGAGTCAAACGAAAAAGTCTTGTCGAATGAAGATGAACCACCACCTCCGTAGATTGAATAGAAGGTGTTGATGTTGGTTTCAATTGCTGTGCGGTTGGTGGATTGGTCGGAGGTGTAAACAATACCTTCTTGAATTTTACCTGTAACTCGTCCATAGCTGATACCACCGATGCCGCCTCCTAATGATACGGCTTCGAATCCATCAGAACCTACGTCCGCAGTATAAATGAAGTTAGAATCCACGTGCAATGAACTGTTAGCACCATTAAACAAAGCAAACATTAAATGTGTGTTTCCAGCTACAGGGCTAGACGAAGCGCTCGCAATAGTACCCGAATAAATGCGCCATTTACCTGTACTGTCATAGCCTACTTGTTGTCTATTTCCAGATGTCCCATCTTGGAAACCTTCCCCCAATCCATATAATGGAGATGCTGTTGTCGCGACTGAAATACGGCTTGTTGGTTGTGCTACTAAAGTGATAGCTGATGTTTGTAAAATGTCGCCGCTTGAATAATCAACCGCAGGCTTCCCGTTCTCCGTCACCAACGCCCCGCTTGAAACGATTTTAGGTTGTGAGCCTGCCGTGTTCTGAGTAGCGTGATTTCCAGATCCAGACTGATCATACCAACACTGCACTAGCGCAGAATCAGTAGATCCTAGGCTGTCTGCATCTGTGTAGCTAGAGTTAGCAACAAACTCCCCAAGAGTTGTGGCAGAAGTAGTCAGGCTAGTAGAAGAACCTGTAGTCTCTTCCGTTACATTAGTAATACTTGAGTTCAAGGAAACAACACCATTAGTGTCAAAGCTTACATCAACCTCTACGTTGTCGCTCGCTCTCCTAATTTGAAGTACGGGTCCAGAATAAGAATTAGAGAGCTGCCGCAAAGAATAAGCAGCTGCTGCACCTGAGTACGTATCAAGAAGTTTCGCAGCAGGTGCTGCGCTGACAAACCCACTTTTATTTACCCCTGTTCCTAGTCCTAGCATCAGTAAATAGAATAAAAGGTGTTGATGTTCGTTTCAATGCCCGTGCGGTTGTTTGCTTGGTCGGATGGATATACAATAAGCTCACTGAAATAACCTCGGAAATTTGGAACGTTAAAGCCTCCAATACGGATACCAGAAATTCCGCGTGTTCCTGGGTTTCCTGTTAAAATCGAACTACCATTAAAAAATATTTCAGAGTTTGCACCATCAAACAATGAGAAATCCAGCCTTTGCGTATTTGCACCAGATGTACCTGTTATAAAAGAAGAGCCAGCATACATTCGCATCCTGCTACCGTCGTCTTGTATTCCAGCAAAAGCAGTCAATCCTATACTATAAAACCATCCCGCTTGGCCTGTGCGACCTGTTGTGTCTACTACTGATATCCCTGTCACTGGTTGGGCTATTGCTGTTATGCTTGCGCTTTCAAGTTGTTGCGTTCCTGTAAAATCCATTGCGGGATTTCCGTTCCCCGTCACCACGCCCGTGCTGCCGTCGTAAATCTTTGGCTGATTGGCAGTCGTGGTTTGTGTCGCGTTGTTGGAGCTTGATTGATCGTACCAGGTTACGACAAACCCGTCACTTGAACCGCAGTGAGCTGCTAACGCAACAGTATCAAGCTCTTTAAACACGTTGAAACCTATATCGGCTTCTGCGTTGTCGCTGGCTCTTCTAACTTTTACTGCACTTCCAGAGTAGTCGGATCTGAGTTTACGCAGTGAATACGCGGCTGC